GCCGGTCGCTGAAAGGCCGGTCCGGGCAACGCGACGCCAAGATCGCGATGGGCGGGCGCCGGGCGGCGTACACGCCGTGGCTGGATTTCGGCGGTGAGGGCAAGCGGCCCGGCCGGCCCGCGGCCCGGCCGTTCATCCGTAAGGGCCGCTACATCTACGCCGGGCTCGATGCGAAGCACGACGAGGTCACCGAGGTCATGTCCCGCGGCATGACGAAGCTCGCCGAAGACGCCGGACTGGAGAGCACCTAATGGCCAACCAGGTCACGCTGACGTTCGCCGGCAACAGCGCGCCGCTGAAACAGACGATGAACGAGACGGGCAAGGCGGCCGAGGTGATGGCCGTACGTGTCACCGACGCGACCAACCAGGCCGGCGAACGCTTCGATCACCTGTCGCAGCAGTCGTCGTTGCTGGCCGGAGGTGTCGGCGACGTCGGCGGCGCGCTGACCGAAGCGTTCGGGGAGAACAACCCGATTGGGGCGTTCGGCGCGCAGATGGAGAAAGCCTCCGCCGTGATCATGGGCTTCACCGGCCTGATGGATTTGGCCGTGTTCGCCACCAACAACTTCAAGCTCGCGTCGGCCGCCTCGGCCGTGCAGACCGGAATCACGTCGGCGGTGACGAAGACGGCCGCGGCCGTGCAATGGCTGATGAACACCGCCCTGCTGGCGTCGCCGATCACGTGGATCGTCATCGGCATCGTGGCGCTGATCGCCGTGATCGTGCTGATCGCGAAGAAGACGGATTGGTTCAGCCAGGCGTGGCGCGCCAGCTGGAAATGGATCAAGGGCGCCGCGTCCAGCACCTGGGATTTCCTGAAAAAGATTCCGGGGTGGATCGCCACCGCGTTCAAGAAAGTCGCGGACTTCATCAGCCTGCCGTACCGCACGGCGTTCCGGCTGATCGCGCAGGCGTGGAACAACACGATCGGCCGGCTGTCGTGGACCGTGCCGAACTGGGTGCCCGTCATCGGCGGCAACTCGATCAGCGTGCCGAACCTGCCTACCTTCCACGCGGGCGGTGTGGTGCCGGGTATCGCCGGCCGGCCCACGATGGTCATGGCGCAGGGCGGCGAACGCATCGGAAGCCTGGCATCCAACGTCGGCGGGGGGATGGCGCTGCTCGTCTCTGACGGCCCGGTCGTGCGCGCCCTGGTCGACGCAGTCGCCGCGGAAATCCGCCGACGCGGCGGCAAACCCGAAGACATCGGCCTGAAGGTCGCCTGATGCCGACCCCGCTCACCGTCACCCCGTCGTACCACGACGGGACCAGCTGGGTGACCGTCCCCGTATACGCCGAAGACGGACCGATCACCATCACCCGCGGCTACACCGACGAGGGCACCATCCGCGCCTCGCAGATGACCATGCGGATCAACGACGCAGCCGCGCCGTCGCTCAACCCGGCCCGCGCCGTGTCGCCGATCTACGGAAAGACCCGGGCGATCCCGATGCGCGCCATCGTGCAAGGCCTGCTCGTCAACTGGGCAGAGACGGCCGGCATGGACCCGGACCAGTCCGCCGACTACTCGGAGGCCCCCGCCCGGGGCAAGCGGTGGATCGACGTCGACTCCTACGGGCCGCTGTACCGGGTCAACTCGTGGGCGGATCCGGTGTCATCGCCGATGACCCGCACGTTCGCGCAGTACGCGTCGCTGACCGGTTTCTGGCCGGGGGAGGACCCGCTACTGTCCACGCTGCGCGGGTTGGGCCGTACGGCGCAGGACGTCACCACCGCCGACGACAGCGCCCCGCCCGGCGCGTCCGGGTCGTTCGTCACCACCGCGAGCTCGCGGTGCGTGTTCTCTCCGAACAGCGCGAGCTCGTCGGCAGGGTTCCAGGTGTTCTGGTCGATGCGGATGGGCGCCGGCCCACCCGCGTCCGCGCTGCCGGTGTTCCAGTGGCGGGCGAACAGCCTGCTGTGGTCGATCGAACCGGACACCGGCGGTACCCACCTGAAGGCGTACGCGTCTGGGGTGGTCGTCTCCGACTTCTACATCGGGCTGATCATCCCGGCCGCCACCTGGGTGTCATACCGGGCGAAGTGCTACCAGTCCGGCGGCAACGTCGTCTGCGAGTTCGCCTGGTACCAGACGTCAACGGGCGTGCTGGGCATCACCCAGTCGTTCGCGGGCACCATCGACCGGCTGACGTCGATCCGGATCGAAGGCACGGCCAGCACGGCCGGGAACCGGTACACGCAGATCGGGTCGCTATCGGGCGTCGCCGACGACCTGCAGTCCGCGGCCGCGATCGCGAGCTTTGAGGGCTACTCCGGCGAGACGACGGTGGACCGGTTCAAGCGGTTGCTCACCGAGGCGGGCGTGTCCTGGTACGTCATCGGCGCGTCAACGACCCGGATGGGCCCGCAGAAAGCGGACAAACTCATCGACTTGATCAAGGAGATCGCGGCGACCGAAGACGGCCTCGTGTTCGACGGCCGCGGGATCCTCGCGATTTGTCTGCGTACCCGCCGGTCGCGGACAAACCAGGCCTCCGCTCTGGACCTGGTGCTGGCCGACCACGTCGTGCCGCCGATGAAAGAGCGCCTCGACAACGTCGGCGTCACCAACCAGATCATCTTGGAGGACCGGTCCGGGGCCGTCGCGGTCGCCGAACGCACGACCGGGCCCATGTCGACCGCCGCCTACCCTGCCGGCATCGGCGTGTACAAGGGCGGCGCGCAACCCGACGTCAACGTCAACCTGTACGACCCGGGCGAGCTACAGAACGCTGCGAACTGGTACCTCGCGCGCGGCACCGTCCCCGGCGCCCGATGGCCGTCCGTCACCGTCGAGGTGGGGCTCAAGTCGCCGACGATCCAAACGGCGGCGTGCACGGTGGAGATCGGCGACCGGATCACCGTGACCGGCCGCACCCCGGACGTACTCGAGCTGCAGGTCATCGGCTACACCATGACCGTCGGCACCCACACGCTGACCATCACGTACGTGTGCATCCCCGGCGACATGTTCCTACTCGGCGCCGAGGACTCCACCACCTACGTGCTGGACGCGTACGCGTCGACGATCATCACCGCCCCGGCCCCGGCCACGACCGGCACCAGCATGGTCGTCGGCTCACCCGACCCGGACGACGTGTGGTCGACGACCAGCCTGCCGTATCCGATCGTCGTGGCCGGAGAGCGGATGACCGTGACCGCGGCGACCGCGCCGGCCCTCACCGCCGGAACGTGGCGCCAAACGCTGACCGTGACCCGGTCGGTCAACGGCGTCGTCAAGGCGCAGGTCGTCGGCGCCCCGGTGCACGTGTTCTACCCGATCAGAGAGGCCTGGTAATGCCTGCTGGGGATCCGATTCTCGCGGCCGACTACCTCGGTATCCGCCGCGGCACCATCGACAACTTGATCTGTCGTATCCGCATGGCCACCGCCGGGCAGTCCATCGCGAACAACACGACCACCGCGGTCAACATGGACACCGAGGACTTCGACCCGTACAGCTTCCACTCGACCAGCAGCAACACGTCACGGATCACGCCGACGGTCGCCGGCTACTACGACGTGCGCGGCGGCGTCTACATGGCGTCCGCCACCGCGGTGTGGGACGTCGCGATCGCGAAGAACGGCACACCGATCCAGTCCGGCCAGCGCGACACCGCGGGTACGTCCATCCAGTCCGGCCGTAAAGCGGCCGCCTACGTCTACTGCAACGGCACCACCGACTACGTCGAGATCGTCGTCACGCAGGTAACCGGCGCCGCCCTGGTCGTCAACTCGTCGCTACGGTTCGCCCCATGGCTCGAGGCCCGATTTACGGGCCGGGCCACCAACCCATAAACATGATCCACTGTCAGACGGGGGGAGGATAATGAACGCTCTGAGCAGGGGGGAAACGGCATTGAAGATCAACACCGTTCCGCAAGCAGTAGTGCTGTCCGTCGGCCTGATCGCCGCGGCCGGCCTCGTCGTCGGCCTGGCCTTCGCCGGCTGGTCCGCCGAAGCGATCGTCGGTTTCGGCGGCCTCGCGCTCGCCCTGGTGACCGGGCAGTTCGTCGCCGCCCGCCGCGCATCCGTCGTCGAAGCCAAAACCGATCAGCAGACGGCCACGCTCGACACCATCCGCAGGCAGACGAACGGCCTATCGGCGGCCGAACGCAACGACATCGCCGTACGCGCCGCCCGGGCCGCCCTCGATGAGCGGGACGTCCGCGGCGGCCGCCCATGAGCGCAGGGAGGAACCATGCACGCTGACACCGTGCCGTGCCTGCTCGAGCTGGCCGACGAGTTCGACCGGGTCGGCAACGAACGCGACACATCGTCGGACGGCTCGATCGGCGACCAGGCGCACCAGGAGCGCTCGAGCAACCACAACCGTGACGACGTCGCCGGCTCCAACACCCCGCAGACGGACTCCGACAGCAGCCCGGACATCCGGGCGATCGACGTCGACCAGTCCGGCCCGTGGAAAAACGGATTCACCATGCAAAAGGGCGTCGACTTCCTGGTCGAGCGCTGCCGGTCCGGCGTCGAGGACCGCCTGGTGGAGATCATCTTCAACGGGCATGCCTGGTACCGGTCGAACGGCTGGAAGAAGATCGTCTACACCGGCTCCAACCAGCACACCGAGCATGCGCACGTCGGTGCGAAGGCAGACTCCGGCACCCTCGAAAACGATCGGCGGCCGTGGGGGATCGCCGAGAAATGGGGAGACAGCATGAGCGTTCAGGACGTCCGCGACTTCTTCCACGGCGTCGCCCAGGCCGTGACCGGCGACCCGGCCGCATCCAGCGAGGACCGGGCCGACCGCAACAACCTGGCCGCCGGCCTGCGCTACGGATTCGGCCTCAACTACCCAGACCAGACAGCCGAACAGCTGGCCCCCGGCCGGTTCAACGCCCTCGAGACCAAGGTGGATGAGCTGTCCGAGAAACTCGACCAGCTGCTCGCACGCGAGTAGGGTCGGCCGCTCCAGCCCCGTGCTTGTTGTAGGGCACGGGGAGACACGCCGCGGCCGGCGTGGGACGCAGAACAGCCCCTCAACCCGAACCGGGATGAGGGGCTGTTCGCCGTGCACACGCGGGGGAAACCGGTGCTATCGGGCACGATACCGCCGGAACCACCTACGTCGGCGCCGGACCGGCCCGCAGCAGCCGCGCACACCGCAGTGTTGGCACATCGGCCGCACCCGATCGACCCGGGTCGCCTCCTGATACAGGGCCAGCACTTCGGCCAGCTGCCCCCGCAGATCGGCCAGCTTGTCCTCGGCCGCCGTGAGGTCTTTCTGCGATGCCGCAAACGCGGCCTGAGCATCTGTCAGCGCGGTCATACGTCGTGCCCGCCCTCGGCGTGCACGGCCGGGTCGACGCAACCGTCCGCGCACGGGTCGGCCGGCCACGGCCGGCCGCTGATCCGGATCCGGACCGGCGGCCGGGTCCGGATCAGCTTGATCGTGCCGAGGCCGTAGGTCATGCCTGCCAGTAGGCCGAATAGCCCCGGCACCACAAGCGTGGGTGCGTTTCCTGACCACGCCATGATCATCATGGCCAGGCCTACCACGTGCAGAAGAAACCACTTCAGCACTGGACACCCCCGGTGCGGCACGGCGCGGGCGTCGTCGACACGAACAGCGGCCCCGATGCCGGCGCCTCCGCCCGCGTCGCGACCAGCAGACACACGAGCACCAGGATCGCCGCGGCGACGACCGCCACGACCAGGGCCAGCACGACCGCGCCGATACCGCGCCGCCGCGCGACCCGCGCGGCCTTGTCCTGCTCGGCGACCCACTCGGCGTACCGCTGCGTGGACTGGCGGAGCGCTGCGGCCTGCTCGGGCCGCAACCGCTCACGTTCAGGCTGCTGCATGGCGTACCCCGATTCGAAACCAGGCACGACCGGCACTCTCGGCGCGCCCCGTGAGCCGGTGCCCGTCGTGATCGGCGTGGGTGTCCGGCTCGAGGCCCCGTTCCGGGTTGACTTCGACCCCCCCGGCCGCGGCCGCGATACGTACAGCGTCAGTGATCGGCCCCGGCAGCACGACCCGATCCTCGGCCTGCTCCCGTTCGCGGCGCAGCGTGGCCAGGATCTGGGAGACCGGGGTCCCGACCCGGTGCGCACCCGCCATCACCACGTGCCCGATTCGGGATCCGTGTTGACGAACACGGTGTGATCGATGAGCAGGCCGGGGACGTCCATGAACTCCGCGACCGCCCACCGCGACCCGCCGCTGGCAAGCTTGCGTGCGCCCGTGTAGCGCACGAAGCGCTCGACCACCTCGAGCGATTCGACCTCGCGGACGGTCGACGGCTGGTGCGTTGTGCCGTGCACGTGAGTCGGCATCGGCACGTCAGGGTTGTCGGCGAGCCACTGTGCGTACGCGTGGATCGCCGCGATCTTGCGTGCCCGGCCGTGGTCCGTGGGCGGCGGCCCGAACCGTTCGACGATCGCCGCCGCAACGTCGGCCGTCCCTGTCTGCAAATCCGTGTGTTCCATGGCTGCTGTCATGCCACCCAACGTAGACAGCAGTCACAACCCGTGTCAATATGTGTCCATGAGCGACATTGAAGTGGGGATGATGCGGCCCCGAATCGTCACCGGCCGCCAACAGTTCGGCGCCATCATGCGCGCCGCGCGCCAGACCAACGGCCTGACCGCGACCCGGCTCGCCGCGCTGCTCGGCCTGGTGCCGTCCGCCGTGAGTCAGCGCGAGCTGGGGGTGCGCGGCATCGCCGTCGACGACGCCGTCGCCGTGCTGCGTTCGCTCGGCTACGCCGTGGTCGTGATGCCCGACGACGAGGCGGCCGCGCTGGTCGGTGGCGACCGATGATCACCGACCGCGACGTGCGCTACCAGATCGTAGAGAGCCTCGATGCGAACGCCGACGACTTCGACGTCGACGCGATCACCGACGAATTCATACGCCGATGGGGCCTGGTGCACATCGACACCGCGCCGGCCGCCGACTACTGGGCCCTGGTCCAGGAGCACGGCTGATGCCGCGCGCGTTCGGCCGTCGCGATGTGTCCGTGACGTGGCCGGTGTGCGGCCGGCCACGCTGCGGGCAACGACGCCACCTCTCGATGTACGACTGTCCGCCGCCCGGCGTCTGGCTGGTCGCTCGAGCGTGCCCGGCGTGTGTCGGCGGAACCTACTGCCGCGCGCACGCCGCGCATGTTCGCTGACAGCTGAAACGAGAAACGCCCCGCGCGGCGGACTTGCAATCCGCGGCCGGGGCGATCACGATGACGCAGCCAAAACAACCTCAGGGGTCAGGCTACCGGACAACGGCCTGCCGCTCGAGTCGCCACGAGATCGTTTCGTATGGTGACAACCCGCTTGCAACGGGCCAGAGCGCGAACCGCAGAGTCAGGTAGCAACTGCGGGCGCCGCAAGGCGCGCACAACGTCCCCGGCCCGCGCGGGCCGTCCCTCAGAAGGTGAACACCGCGTTTTGGAGTCGGTCGCCGCGCACGCGTTGCACCCCCACCGCCGCGAGGCAGGGGTGCCATACGAGAGGCCCAGCGTGCCACCCGCAGAGGGTGACGACCCGGAAGGCTCCGATCCCCTGACGAGGACACGCGTGAACGGTGCAACGCCGTGGCGGGGGATCGGCCCGGGCGTGGAGAGCCGCCGACACATCCCGCCCTCGCGCGTCCGGTAATTCGGCGCGCGGTGAGCTCTGCATACGGCCGAACTGCCGACCGTCGAGAACACCTCCACCCCTGCCCGGACACAGCTTCAATGTGCCCGGGCAGGGGTGGGGTGCACCAACCACCAACACTCCCATCGAGCAGCCAGGAGCCAGCATGGCCGAACCGTCGTACAAAGTGCCCCACCTCAACCCGGAGAACAGGCGCAGGATGCTACGCACCCTCACGGCCGCAGAGGCGGCCGATGCTGGCCGCTGGTACTCCGAGCAGGGCGACTACCGCGCCGCCGCCGCATTCCACCAGCTTGCCGCCGCCCTTGAGGAGACCGACCACGTCCTGAAGATGCCTACCGTCGCCGTGCCCCTGGTCGCCGTGCCCATGCGCGACGAGCAGCCACGATCCCACGCGCCCACCACATGCGCCTGGCTGGTCTATGACCCGCGGCCGGGCATGCCACCGTCCGAATGCGGTGAGCTGATCCGCTGGGAAGAGCCGCAGGTATCCAACACCATCACTTCCGACGATGTACTCGAGGCACTCAAGGTCGGTCGCTGGGTGCACGTGAACGATGGGCGCCTCGGCGAATCGAACCACCCAGCCACGCCGGGAGAATGAGCGTATGAGCTGGGCGGGAGGCAGCACGCGGGCATGGCGCATCCTGCGTGCTGCCGTCCTGCAACGCGACGCGCGGGCCGGCTGCAGGGCCCACAGGGACGGATGGTGCGCCCGCGCCGGTCACGCCACACAGCACACGTGCACCGACATCGGCGAGCACGCACACCACACGCTAGGCCGATCGATCAGCGGCGATGACCCGCGACACATCGTCGCAGCGTGCGCGCCATGCAACCTGCATATTGGAGACCCGAGCCGTACCGTTGATCCGCCAGCGGTACCCGTTACTAGGTGGTAACAGGTGGATTTGAGCATGATCGAGATAGCACTCTCGGAGAGCGATCCGAACCTGTGGATGCGCTGCACAGAGTGTCCGCAGTTCAACGTGCGACTCAACACCGCAGAGATCCGGATCCCGTCCGCTGTGCGCATCGCTGAGCAGCACGTCACCGAGCATCACCGACGCACCATGGGTGCGCGCTGCACGGTGCCGTTCGGCGCCCTCGGCCTATGTGAGCGGCGCGCCGGACACCCGGGCGCGCACGGAAAGGCGTACCGATGAGCGACGTCATGCTGCTGGTGAGCGGCGTGCTGCTGGTCGGCGCCGCGGTCATGATCCTGATCAGGCGGAGGCGGCGATGAACGACGAGATCAAGCGCGAGATCGAACGCTGTGAACGCGAGCTGTCTGCACTTCTGCCGGACGGCATAGTCGTCGAGTTCGACGCGACGCCGATCGTCGTGTCCGATTTTTCCCGGATCGGGGCCCCCATGGACACCCCGCTCTGTTTCTCTCTCCCCCCGGCCGCGCCGGAGCGATCCTCACGGAGCGGTGACGATGAGTAGCTATAACGGCCGATCGATTCCTGTACCGGCCGGCCCGTTCGGCGGACACCTGTGGGTTGACCTGCGGGACACCGCTACGCCCGTACCGATCCACGACATGCACGACCCGGACGCCATGGTCAGCCTGTGGCTATGGGGTTGGCCCGAGCGGCGCATCGTGTGCTGCGGCCCCGCGGCCCCGTTACCCGCGAAATGAGCATCGGCGGGGACCTTGACGAGTCGCTCGAGTCGACGCCGGTGCTGCCGCGTGACGCGGTCGCCGTAGGTCTGGCGCGGCGGTACGCGGCCGCCCTAGACGACTGTTTCGACGCGCTGGTCAACGGCGACGCGGCCGAGGACGACGCGGTACACGCCCGCGTCGTCCTCGAGATCACCCGGCTCGGCGGCCGGCTCGAGGCGATGCTTGATCGTCTAGGCATGGCGCCTAGCGCGCGGCCGGCCGTACCGTCCGGGGCGGGGGGAACCGATGGACCAACCGCTGCAGCTGGTGCTCTCTCCCAGCTTGAACGAGATCGCGCTGCCGGAGCGCCTACCTCTGGGTTCGATTACGCCGCGCCAGTGGACCCGGCCGTTGCGGACGCTATCGCCGCGGACTAGCTACGGCTACGCGGTCATCGCGTTCGCCGCCCTGGTGCTGCTGCAGCCGCTCGACCCGTGGCAGCAGTGGCTGGTCATCCACCTCGGCGAGCTGCGGCCGGACGGCCGGCCGCGGTTTCGGCAGGTACTGATCATCGTCGCGCGGCAGAACGGCAAGACGCACCTCTGCAAAGTGCTCGCCCTCTTCTGGATGTTCGTCGAGAAACACCCGATGATCTTCGGCACGTCGTCCGACCTCGAGCAGGCCAAAGAAGCGTGGGAGGCCGCGGTCACGTTGGCCGAGGACACCGAGGAGTTGCGCGACCGGCTGCCGTCGGCGCCGCGGCATAAGAAGATCGGAAACGGCCAGCAGGTTCTGCTGACCCGCGACGGCTGCCGGTACAAGATCGGTGCGTCGAACGAGCGGGCCGGCCGCGGTAAGACGATCAATCGGCAGATCGGCGATGAGCTGCGGCTGCATCACACTTGGGAGTCGTACAACGCGGCGAACTACGCGATGCGGGCTGTCAACGACGCGCAGGCCATCTACATCACGAACATGGGATCGTCGAAATCGGTCGTGCTCAACGAGCTGCGCGCCGACGCGCTCGCGGCGATCGCCGTCGGCGACGTCGACGGGAACCTCGGCATCTTCGAGTGGTCGGCGCCGCCCGGGTCGCATCCGACCGACGTGCACGCGCACGCTGCGGCCAACCCGCAGTACGGCCGCCGTATGGACGCCGAGAGCATCATCGCTGACGCGCGGTCGGTGGCGCGGCCCGGCGCCGACCCGGCCAAGCTCTCCGGATTCCTCACGGAGACGCTGTGCATGCCGGTCGACCAGATGGACCCGGCGATCGCGCCGGCCGGGTGGGCCGCCGGCCGGCTGCCGGCGCCGGTCGACCTCGAGCAGCGCGGCCGCCTGGCCGCGGTCGTCGACGTGTCCCTCGACCAGCAACACGCCGTGCTGCTCGTCGCCCTGGTGCTCGACGACGGGCGCGCCCGGATCGAGGCGGTGACGTCGTGGGCCGGGCCGCAGGCAGTCACCGAATGCGAGCGGGACCTGCCCGGATGGGTGCGCCGGATCCGGCCGCGCACGCTCGGCTGGTTCCCGGGCGGCCCGGCCGCGGTCATCGCCGCCACGTTGAAGGACCGCGCGAAGGAGACCGGCCGCAGTTGGGCGCCGCGCGGTACCCGCGTCGCGGAGATCACCGGTGAGGCGCCGGCCGTCTGCATGGGGTTCGCGCAGCAGGTCGGCGCCGGCCGCGTGCTGCATTCCGGGCAGGACCTCCTAGACGTCCAGGCGGACCACGCCGAGAAACTGTGGACCGGGGACCGCTGGGTGTTCACCCGCCGAGGCTCCGGCCACGTCGACGGCATGTACGCGGCGGCCGGCGCCGTGCACCTCGCGCGGACGATTCCGCCGACGCCGCAGCGGACGCGCAGGGTCCATGCGGGCGGCGTGTAGGTGAAAACGGTTGTCGGAGTCGTACACTGCCGATCATGGGATGGATGGCCGCAGCTGCGCAGCTCACACGCGAAATGCTCGGCATCCCCAAGCCGCTGATAACCCTCGATCTCCCGGCGGTGCGCACGTTCGACACGGCGCCGCAGCCGATCGACAGGATGCTCGCCGCGGCGCGGCAGGGCGACCCGGCCGCGCCGATCGACCGGGCCGAAGCGCTGCAGGTCGCCGCCGTACAGCGCGGCCGCAACGAACTGTGCTCGATCGCCACCCTGCCCATGCGGCTGTACCGCGGGCTGGACGTCGTCGACAGCGCCTTGTTCCGGCAGTTCGACCCGAACGTGCCGAACGTGGTGCACCTGTCGATGACGATCGAAGATCTCGCGTTCGAACGCATCGCGTTTTGGCAGGTCACAGGTCACGACTTCGACAACTATCCGGTGTCCGTCCGGCGCCTCGCGCCGCGGAACGTCAGCCTCAAACGGCCGATCGGTCCGGAGCAGCCGGGCGACCAGCGGTGGGTGTGGATCCGAACGGACGGTAGCCAGGACTGGCAGAAGATACCGGCCGCTGAGCTGATCCGATTCGACTCGCCGAACCCTGGGATCCTCGGCAGTAACAGCCGCGCGATCCGGCGCGCTCTGGCGCTCGACAAGGTCGCGGCGATGTATGCGGACAACCCGCAGCTGCGCGAGTGGTTCACCGACCGCGACACCGGCGAAGACGGCATGACCGATGACGAGGTCACCGCGTTCCTTGCCGAGTACGGTGCGGCGCGTCGGGTCGCCCCGTACGGGTGGATCCCGCGTGAGGTCGAACGCGCCGACGTGTCTGCGCCGTCGCCGCGTGACCTGACCCTGGTGGAGCTGCAGAAGCAAGTGACGATCGAGATCGCGAACGGCCTCGGCGTCGACCCGGAGGACCTCGGCGTGTCGACGACGTCGCGCACCTATCAGAACGCGGTGGACCGCAAACAGGACAAGATCAACCGCGTGTATGCGCCGTACATGCGGGCGCTCACCGACCGGCTGAGCATGGGTGACGTGACCCGGCGCGGCTACGCCGTGCAGTTCGACCTCACCGACTATTTGAAGAGCGATCCGGTTTCGCAGGCCGCCTACTGGAAGGCCCTCTCCGACATGGGTGTTACCGACGCCGCAGAGATCCGCGGATGGGCCGGGCTGTCCGGGCCGCCGCCGTCCGCGGCCGCCCCGCTGCCGGCCGCGCCCGGCCAGCAGGCGCTGACCGCCGGCCGGACGCCGCTGCAGCTCGGCGATATCACGCCGGGCCGACGTTTCGCCGATGACCGACCCGCGTTCACGTTCCACGCCGTGGATTTTGCGGCGCCGCCGTCGGCGCCGACCGTCGACACGGCGTCGCGGACGATTACCGGTCTGGCCGTGCCGTACAACGCGACCGCCGTCAAGTACGGGCTCAAGCTGCAGTTTGCGGCCGGGTCGCTCGAGTACTCCGAGCCGGGCCGCATGGCGCACCTGAAAGACCACATGACACCGGTCGGCTTCCACCGCAGCGTGACCGACTCGGCGGCCGGGCCGGTCGTCGCGCTGGCCGTGCTGGACGGCCCGGAAGGGTCGTCGGCGAAAGCCGAACGCGACCAGCTGCTCTACGACGCCGAACACGGCCTCTACTCCGGCCTGTCGATCGGCGTCGACTTTTCGATGGACCCGGCCGTCGGCGACGTCGAATACGACGAGGCCACCGACACCTACACCGTGGTCCGCGCCACCTGGCGTGAGACGTCCACCACCTACATGCCGGCATTCGACGACGCGCGCGTGACCAAGGTCGCGGCGTCCTACTCAGGAGGTACCCCCGTGGCACCGTGCCCGCACTGCGCGCACCCGCACGCTCCGAACATCGCATGTGCGACGTTCCGCGCGCAGCTGCTCGCACCCACCCAACCCGTCGCCGCACCAGCACCAGCCCCGGCGCCGGCCGCGTCCCCGGCGGCGCCGGCCGGCGCGCCGACGTTCGAGCAGTTCTCCGCCTGGCTGCAGCAGAGTCAGCAGGGCCAGACGCCCGCGGCCGGCCCGGTGCTCGTCGACGTGCACCAGGGCCCGGCCGTGGTGCTCGAGGCGGCACCGTACCGGTTCGACCGGCGCGGCAACCTGCGGCCCGGCACGCACGATTTCTCCGCGGACCTCGCGGCCGGCTGGGCCCTGGACGGCGGCGACCTCGCGGCCCGCGACCGGGCGCAGACGTGGCTCAAGCAGTGCTTCGAGCGCAAGGAGTTCGGGACGGCCGACGCGGCCGGGCAGCAGTTCGCGATCACACCGGCGAACGTCGCGTCCCTGAACTATCCGCAGAACCGGCCGGACATGTACGTCGACCAGATGGAATACGAATACCCTGTCTGGGAAGCGGTCAACAAGGGCACCCTGGCCAACCAGACCCCGTTCCTGCTGCCGAAGTTCAACACGTCGTCCGGGCTGGTCGCCGACCACGTGTCCGGCACGGAGCCGACGCCGGGCGCGATGACGACCACCTCGCAGACCATCACGCCGACGGCCCTGTCGGGCAAGGTGGAGGTGTTGCGCGAGACCTGGGATCAGGGCGGCAACCCGCAGGCCTCCGCGCTGATCTGGCGGCAGATGATCCGCGCCTACTACGAAGGGCTCGAGGCTTACGTCATCGCGCAGTTCGTCGCCGCGGCCGCGTCGATGACGGACATCGTCATCACCACCGCAGCGGCCGACGCGACCCTCGACCAGTCGATCGTCGACGGCCTGGTGCCGCTGCAGTACATCCGCGGCGGCGACCGCTTCCGCAAGGTGTTCACCCAGATCGACCTGTACAAGGCGATGGTCAAGGCCAAGGACACCGCCGGCCGGCGCCTGTACCCGACGATCAACCCGCAGAACAGTGCCGGGCAGACTGCCGCCGGCTACTCGCAGATCGACGCGCACGGCAAGCTGTGGATCCCGGCGTGGGCGACCGCGGCGACCGGCATCGTCGCCGCGAGCTCGTACATGTTCGACCCGGAGAAAGTGTGCGCGTGGGCTTCCGCGCCGGAGCGCATCGACCTGCAGTGGCGGGTCGCGTGGGTCGACATCGGCGTGTGGGGATACAAGGCCTTCGCGATCACCGATTTCGCCGGTACCCGCGAGCTGGTCTACGACCCGGTGTAGCAGAGCGGGCCCGGCCGGTCATGCGTGTGTGCCGCCCCGGCGGCCGGCCGGGCCTCCCCGCCCCGGATTACTGGATTGCTGGTAATCCCAATCCGTCAATTCCCTCGAGGAGCACGTCATGTCAGAGACGAAGGAAGAGATCGCCGCGCAGCGCGACGCGCTGCTCGCCGAGGTGGAGAACCTGCGCGGGCAGCTGGCCGCGGCCGGCGCCGGACAGCCCGGCCGGGCCGCACCCGCCGAACACAAGTTCGTGCTGTCCGAGGGCGCCCGCCAAGAACTCGAGGCGACCGGCGTGACGAACATCGGCGGCCGGCTGCGCACCATCGAAGAGGTCCGCGGACTGCTCGACGACCGGCACGCGAACGTCGAGATCGCCGACCCGGACCCGTCCGTCGTGCGGCAGCTGCCCCGCACCCGGGCGCCGGGCAACGTCGAGGGCGTCGACTACGTGTGGCCTTCGGTGGCGCCCGGCGTCATCGACCCGGCCGTCGCCGGCACGCCCGGTATCTCCGGCCCTGCCGCGGACACCAAGTAGCCACCGATGCCGTGGAACCCTGACTACATCACCGTCGCCGAAGCGGCGGCGTACCTGCACGTGCCCGTCGGCGACACCGGCGACAACACGGAGCTGCAGGTCTGGGTGACCACGGCCTCGAGGGCGATCGACAGGTACTGCAACCGCCAGTTCGGGCAGCTGGCCGCCCCGGCGGCCCGCGTCTACGGCCGGCCGGTCGTCTACGACCCGGTCGAAGGCTTGTGGTGCCGCGAAATCGACGACGTGCAGGACCTCACGGCCATGACGGTCAACGGCGTGGCGTTCGCCTCGTCCGGCGCGGTCATGCTGCCGCGTAACGCGCCGGCTGACGGCCGGCCGTGGACGAGGATCGGCTACCTGTCGCCGCCGGCCATGACCTACGCGGGCGCCCCGTCCGTCGACACCCTGTCGGCGCGGTGGGGCTGGACCGCCGTACCCGTGCAGGTGACCGCGGCCGCCCGGCTGCAGGTGAACCGCTGGAACTTCCGGCGCGACGCCCCGGCCGGGGTCGCCGGGTCGCCGGACTCCGGATCAGAGCTGCGGCTGTTGGCCCGGCTCGACCCGGACGTGAAAACGACGCTGCTCGGGCTGCGTCGGCGCCGGATGGTGACCTAATGGACCTCACCGCGGTCATGGCCGAGGTGGCCGTCGCGGCCCGCACGATTACCGGCCTGTCGGTGTACGAGTGGGAGCAGCCCGGCAAGTTTCCGGCGGCCGTCATCGGCTACCCGGACCGGGTCACGTCGAACGCCAACTACGGCCGCGGCTTGACCGTGCTCGAAGACCTGCCCGTGCTGCTGCACGTGCCGAAGCCCCATCTACGGTCCGCGACGAAGATCCTCACCGACTACCTGAAGGACACCGGCCCGAAATCGCTGGTGTCCGCGCTGCAGAACTACGCGTACACCACCGTGGACCACCTCACCGTCGAATACGTCGATTTCGACACCTACACGATCAAGGGCGCGGACTACCTCACCGCGACGTTCCACTGCAACCTCGCTGGAAGGGGAGTCTGATATGGCCACCGCACACGGACGGCTCACGAAGATCACCGTCGCGACCAAGGACATCAGCCCGTACTGCAAGACGTCGACGTACGAAATGTCAGCCGACGTGCACGACAAGACCGGCTACGGGGCGACCAACAAAGCCAAGGCCGGAGGCCTGAAAGACGGCAAATTCACCGTCGGCGGCACGTACGACAACACGGTGCTGGTCGGGCCGCGGATCGTGCTGCACGGCCAGGAAGGCAACACCCTGGCCATCGTCCGTAACGTCGAGGGCATCGGCACCGGCAAGCCCAACGACGCGTTCAACGCCGTACTCGCCAAGTACACGGAGAGTAACCCCGTGGACGATATGGTGACGTGGACGGCGGACTTCGAGATCGATGGCGTCGTCACCACGACAGCGCTGCCGTAACCAGCCAGGGGGAAACCGATGAAAGCCACGAAAGATCATCTGATCGGGGCCAAAGCTCCCAAGGTGGAGCACGGGACCGTCACCGTCGACGGTTTGGACTTCGAGATCCGGCCACTGTCGCGCGAGGAGCAGATCGAGGTTCAGGAGACTCGCGAGCGTGACGGCCTGGCCGCGGCCGACGCGCTGCTCTGCTCTCGCGGCATGGTCGATCCGGCGATGGACATCGACGAGGTGGTCGCGTGGCAGAGGAAGCCCGGCCAGGGCGAGTATGCGGCCGCGGTGTCGCAGGGCATCGGCACCATCTCCGGCATGTTCCCTGACTCCGGGAAGGCCGCCTACAAAAGCCCTAGATGAGGATCCGCAGCTTGAGTACGAGTTCTACCTCGCGCGCAAGCTGGGGATGACGGTCGCGGCCTTGCGCCGCGACATGGGCGCCGGAGAGTTCATGCTGTGGTCGAGGTACGACGCGCGACGTAACCAGGAGCGCGAGCTCGCGGAGAGGCGGGGCGGATGAGCGGCGACCGGATCCGCATCGACGGCCTGAAAGAGTTTCAGGCATCGCTACGCGCCATGGACCGCGACCTGCCGAAACAGCTGCGGGTGATCTTCAACGACGCGATGGGCCTGATCATCGATTGGGCTTCGCCGCGCATGCCGTCGCGCACCGGGGCGGCCCGCCGGTCGCTGAAAGGCCGGTCCGGGCAACGCGACGCCAAGATCGCGATGGGCGGGCGCCGGGCGGCGTACACGCCGTGGCTGGATTTCGGCGGTGAGGGCAAGCGGCCCGGCCGGCCCGCGGCCCG